TTTAATGCTCCTGATACTTTATATTATCAGTGTACAGCACATACTGGAATGGGTGGAACTATGTTTATATACCCAGCTCTTAGATAACCTTAATAAATAAAAAGAAAACTGTTTAAACAATGGCGGCGATAATCACTGATCAGCTTCGTATAGTAAATGCGAATAATTTTGTAGCTGGCGTTCAATCCAGTCAAAATTCATATTATGCATTTATTGGAATGCCCAATCCTGCTGATTACAGCTCTACTTGGGACTCTGACCCTCCTGCGCCTAAAGACAGTTTTAGTCAGGCAGATGATTACTATGACACAATGTTGGCATGTAAGAGAATTAACTCTGCAGATATAAGTCAAGTTGTTAGAAAGGTTAAGTGGACTTCTGGTGTCACTTATGATATGTGGAGGAATGATATTACCAGAGATAACCCATCACAACCTACTGGTTCTTTTGATGTTTACTCTGCTAATTATTATGTGATGAATAGTGATTATAGAGTTTATTCATGTTTGTTTAATAATGCTAATCCAGAAAATAATAATCAAGGTGGACCTTCTCTAGATGAACCAACACATACTGATCTAGAACCAAGAGCTGCTGGAAGTAGTGGTGATGGATATATTTGGAAATATCTTTTTAGTGTTAAACCATCTCAAGCAATTAAGTTTGATTCTACAGGTTATCTTCCTGTTCCTGATGATTGGTTTACTAGTGCCTCTTATGCTCCTATAAGAGAAAATGCAGATGCTAGTGGACAACTTAAAATAGTTACTATTACTGGTCGTGGAGTAGGTTTAGGTACTGCTAATATTACTTACACTGGAGTTCCTATTTTAGGTGATGGTCAAGGTGCTAAAGCAACTGTTGTTATTAATAATGATTCAAAAGTAGAATCTGTAACTGTTGCTAATGGTGGTAGTGGTTACACTTATGGCAATGTTGATTTAGCAGCAGGTGGAGTTCCATTAGGAACTACAACTCCAACCTTTAATGTCATCATTCCTCCTCCAGGTGGACATGGAAAAGATATATACTTGGAGTTGGGTGCATTAAATGCTATGGCATATGCACGTTTTGAGAATGATTCAGAAAACCCTGATTTTATTACAGGAAACCAATTTGCTAGAATAGGGATTATAAAAAATCCTCAATCTCATGGTTCTGATCAGATGATGATTTTGGATAAAGCTAGTGCTTGTTATGCTTTAAGATTAACAGGAACTGGATATAGTTCAGCAGTGTTTACTCCTGACTCATTTATTACTCAAACTGTTGGTATTGGATCTACTGCTGTTGGAAGGGTTATATCATATGATCCCATAACAGGAGTGTTGAAATACTGGCAGGATAGAACTACTGCAGGATTCAATTCCAATGGAACTGCCAATCCTACTCCAATTTATGGATTTAGACAAAATGCATTCAATCATTTAGTTGATACTCCTGGAGTAACGGGAGGTGGTAGTTTTACTATCACTGGAGGTAGTGTTTCTCTAGGAATTAATACTGCATTCCAAGGTGTTTCGACAGTAATAAATAATAGAACATATTATCTTGGGCAAAACTTTGTAAGTGGTGTAGCACAACCAGAGGTTAAAAAATACTCTGGTGAAATACTCTATGTTGACAATAGACCTTCTATAACTAGGTCTAAATCCCAAAAAGAAGACGTTAAAATTATCTTGCAATTCTAAAAAATCATGCCACAGGAAACGAATTTAAATGTAGCTCCCTATTTTGACGATTTTGAGCCTACAAGTAACTATTATAAGGTATTATTTAAACCTGGATTTCCTGTTCAGGCAAGGGAATTAACGACTCTTCAATCTACATTACAGAATCAAATTGAGGATGTAGGTAATCATCTTTTTAAAGAAGGTTCAGTAGTAATTCCTGGTGGATTAACCTTTAAAGATGCTTTTAAATCTGTTCAGATTGACCCTGAGTTTTTAGGAATACCTGTTTCTTTATATCTTGATCAGTTAGTTGGTAAAACTGTTAAAGGATCTTCTTCTGGAGTTGAAGCTAGAGTTGTAACTTATATTACTGATAAAGAGTCTGAGAAAGGAAATTACACTTTATATCTTGCTTATTTGTCAAGTGGAGATGCTGATGGAGTAAATTCTTTCTTTGATAATGAGGTTTTAAGAACTACCACAGATATTAGTTACGCTACTACTTTTATTGCTGCTGGTGAAGGTTTTGCTAATACTATAACTACTGGTGCTAATAATACTGGAATGGCATTTCAGTTAGGTCAAGGTGTTTTTTACTTGAGAGGGTATTTTGTAGATGTTCAAGATCAAGTTTGTATATTGGACCAATATTCTAACACTGGTAGTTGGAGAGTTGGTTTAAAGGTAGAAGAAGATGTTATTTCATCAGATATAGATCCGTCATTGACTGATAATGCTCAAGGATTTAATAATTATACTGCGCCAGGTGCTGATAGATTAAGAATTGTTGCTACTTTAGAGAAAAGAGGACTTAATGATCTAAATGATGAAAGTTTTGTTGAACTGACTAGAGTTAAAAATGGTGCTTTAGAAACTGGTCCATTGAAACCAGAATATAATATGTTAGGTGATGAACTCGCCAAAAGAACATGGGATGAATCAGGTCATTATTATTGTAAAGATTTCACCACTACTGTCAGAGAGTGTTTAAATGATGGTAAGGGTAATAGAGGAATATATTCTCCAGGACAATTAACAGAACAGGGAAGTGAACCTGATTCTAATTTGATGGTTTATAAGGTTTCACCTGGTAAAGCATACGTAAAGGGATATGAGGTAGATAGAAGAACACCTGCATTATTTGATGTTCAAAAACCAAGAAATGTAAAAACTCTTACTGCTCAGTCAATTAATTTTGGTTTTGGACCTTCTTTCACAGTTAATAACGTTACTGGATCACCAATTATTGGATTTAATACCAGTGCAACTTTAAGTCTTAGAAGTGCAAGAGTTGGTTCTAATGGACAACCATCTAATGATCATTATGCTCCAAATGGAAACATAGATGGTGGACATATAGGAGCAGCAGGTAAAGAAATCGGTGTTTGTAGAATTTATGACTTTGCATTAGAATCAGGATCTTATAATACTGCTACTGCTGGTGCTAATCAGTGGGATTTATCTACATGGGATTTACAGGTATATACTGATTTTACAGTTAGTTCTAAAGTTACTTTAACTGTTCCTACTCTTATTGAAGGTCAGTCTAGTGGTGCTCAAGCATATTTAAGATATGCTACAAGTGCTGGAGTTGCTTTTACTGCATATGATCAAAAAGGTGAGTTCTTCCCAGGAGAAAGACTTACATTTAATGGTGTAGATGATAATGATAGATATACAACTAAAATTGTAACTCATGAAATATCTGATATTCAGTCTGTTTATAGTTCAGTTAATTGGTCTGGAGTAGGTGTTGTTACATTTAGTGGTGATCTTATCCCAAATAAGGTACTTTCATTTGATGCTGGACAAGTAACTGCAGGTACTGCTGGTACAGGTAGTAAAGCTAGATCTACTTTAACTAGTCCTGGTAATAATTTTGCTGGAATTGTAACCACTGGAAATTTAGTTACATATAAAGTTCCTGGTGATACATTAACTTCTATCAATGTAATTACAGATGTTTCTGATACTGAATTAACTTTAGCTGGTCTTTCTACTGTTGCTGGAGTTTTTGATGGAGGAATTCCTGTAAATGGTGGTGGTAATGTTACTGTATCTGATATACAAATAGTTGGTACTCAAATACAAAAGACAAATGGTGGAGGAAATCAAGCTGATAATGAAAGTCTTTATAGTATCTTCCCTAAACAGAATGTTCAGGCTGTAGATTTAGTTAATTCTAATTTAGTAGTAAGAAGACAATTCAATACTTCTATTAGTAATAATCAAACAGCAGCAATAACTGCTGGTGAGGGAGAAGTATTTTTACCATTTGATGAAGAGAGATATACTTTAATTAGAAATGATGGAACTACAGAACCTTTAGCAGCTAATAAACAATTCCTTTCAAATGGTTCTAATACAGTTCAATTTAAAGGTTTAGGAACTGCTGATACTAATTGTAAGTTAATTACTACTATTCGTAAGAGTAACGTTACTTCTAAGATAAAGATTAAAAAGGTTTCAGAAAATACTCTTATAGATAAATCTTCAAATTCTGCTTCTGGTATAGGTGGAACAACATTGAATGATGGATTAACATACGCTGTAGATGGAGCTGTTTATCCTTTTGGAACCAGAGTACAAGATGATCAAATATGTTTAAATGTCCCTGATATTATAAAGATATATGGTGTATATGAGTCTAGAGATACTGATGATCCCCAATCACCAAATATGGTTATTGGTTCTATGGATGGATCTTCATCTACAACAGCAGATTTAGTTATTGGTGAGGAATTTGTTGGTGAAAGCACTGGTGCAAGAGGAATTTATCTTGTAAGAAAGAGTGATATTGCAATTAACTTTGTATATCTTAACAATACTATTTTTGAGCCTGGAGAAATAATCAAATTCCAAGATTCTGATGTGACTGGAGCTGTAGCTAGTTTAGATATAGGTGATGATAATATAACTACTGATTTTACTTTTGAAACTGGCCAAAAAGGAAGTTATTATGGATATTCTAGTATAGTTAGAAAACCAGATCAAGCAGCACCTGCTAGGAAACTAAAAATTTACTATGCTAGAGGAACTTATGATACTTCAGATACTGGAGATATAACTACTGCTAATTCTTATAATTCATTTGATTATGGTACAGAAATACCTAGAGTCAATGGTAATAGAATGACAGATTTGGTTGATGCTAGACCAAGAGTTGCTGAATATACAGTATCTGCTGGTGCTAGATCACCTTTTGAATTTGAAGGAAGAAATTTTGATGATGGTGCTAATAGTGGAGCACAGCATAGTTCTAAGTATATTCTTGCTTCTGATGAATCCATGAGTATTGGATTCAGTTATTATCTTCCAAGGGTTGATAGAGTTTATATTGATAGTAAAGGATTTATGCAGGTTGTTTATGGAACTCCTGGAGATGAACCTCGTTTGCCAGAGGAAATAAGTGGAGCAATGAATATTGCTAATGTATTCTTACCTCCTTATCTCTATAAGACTTCTGATGCAAAAGTGAAATTTATTCAATATAAGCGTTATCAGATGAGTGATATTGCTAAGATTGAACAGAGAATTAAAAACTTAGAATATTATACTTCTTTGAATACAGTTGAATCAGAAGCTCTGAATAAATTTATTCCAGATGCTAATGGATTGAATAGATTTAAATCTGGTATATTTGTAGATAATTTTACAACTATAGAACCACAAGATACTGCTATTGGTGTTAGGAATTCTATTGATAAAAAGAAAGGGGTATTGAGACCTGCTCATTATTCTACTGCTGTTAATCTGCAGATAGGATCTAATGCCATTCCTGGTATTGGTAATGGAACTGCTTTAGATACAAAATATGCTACTATTGAAGGTAGTGGTGTCAAGAGAACTGGTAATGTTGTTACTCTAGATTATACTCATGAATTGCATACATTCCAGCCTTATGCAACTAGAGTTGAGAACGTAACTCCTTTCCTTGTTATGTTCTGGGAAGGATCTATAGAATTAGAACCAGATACTGATATTTGGATTGAT